ATAATAGTAGACGACCAAAAGTACTACGCAAATGAATATCTTATTTATATATTGCAGGAAGACGACCTTGATCAGGAAGGTCTTTGGAGAACGCGTGGTTCTGCAATAGTAGATGGCGTTTTAATTAAATCTGACTACGTTTCCGTCACTGTTTTGGAATAGACAATAGAATAATTAAGGCTGAACGAGGGTTGCTCCTCTTCTGGTACTCTCTTACTGGATAGGCCTATTAACACTCAGAGAGGAGGAAGTATGAAAGGTAATCAAGGCATTTATAAGATAACAAGTCCATCAGGTAAAATTTATATAGGCCAATCTACGAATCTAAAGAAGAGATTTTATAATTATAAGAAAGTAAATTGTAAAACACAAACTAGGCTATATCACTCCTTTGTTAAATACGGAGTAGATAAACATATAATAAAAGTAATTGAGTTATGTGAGAAAGCCCTACTAAATGAAAGAGAACGTTACTATCAAGATTTGTATTATGTAACAGGGAGTAAAGGTTTAAACTGTATACTGGTAGCTACTGACATTAAACCGAGGATAGTTTCAGAAGAAACAAGGAATAAGCTTAGGATAGCCGCAACTGGCAGAGAATGCAGTGATGAAGCAAAAAAGAAAATTGGTGACTCTCATAGAGGTAAGAGTATATCGGATGAGATGAGAAAGCGTATTAGTCTTACTAAAACCGGCGTAAGAGGCTTCAAACATACAGAAGAAGCAAAGAAAAAAATGAGTGTATCTCAGCTTGGTAAAAAGCTTTCTGAAGAGCATATACGAAAAATTCGAGCTACTAGACAATCAAAAAAAGTAATTTGTATAGCAGGAAGTAGAATTTTTGCTAGCACTAAAGAAGTAGCAGAGTTTCTGGACGTACCAAGGTCTACCATTACAGGAAGATTACATGGCAGACTTAAGAACAGCACTAGTATGCGCTATATATAAATACTACCTTAAAGGAGATACAATGCCAAAAATGCCAAAAAGACCACGTACCAAGATGCCACCAAAACCACCTAAGGTTATAGAGCGTGCGATCCCTGTGCTTTTTAAATCAGATTATGCAGACCCTACTAGTTCAGCTGTTATACATGGCAAACCTGTATCAACAACAGTAAAGAAAACAGTTAGAAAGCCACTATCGCAACTGAAAAAAGAAGCAGTGAAAGGACTTGAAGACGCTATAAAAGAACATAATGGAGTCTAGAATACACAATCTAGAAAGAGAACATAAAGAACAAGAGTTACGTCATAAGACTAAGCAAGTAGCTCAAGAGAATAAGCAAAGAATACTTAACAGTGGTATAAGCATAGTCACTCAACAAATATCATTTAATTCAACAGTAATGTTTAGAGGACTATACTAGATAAACAATTTGGGCGAAAAGGAGAGATCCCTGCTGCTGCTTCAGCTAGCCCATTAACCTAAGCAGGGGATAAAATGACTAAGGCTGATTGGGATAAATTTAAACAAATGAATAAACTCTTTGGACCTACTATCGCTAATATGCTACTAGAGGTTACATTCAATCCCACAACAGATAAAGATATACTTAATTACTACAAGAAACACTATGGTAAAGAAGGACATAGAAATTAAACCCCTTAAGCAGGAGGATACAAAATGTGTTATTATCAATGAAGGTGTATACCTAGGTAAAGGCATTAAACTACCAAAGGCAGACATAACGTCTTTACAGTAAGTTTGCTTGTTTAAAGACGTTATAGATGGCGACAACGCTGTACTATTATTAATATCAAAGTGTTTAACCGAAGAATAACTAGGAACAATATGAGCGAAGAAACTAAAAAAGTTGGGCGTCCTTCTAAATACAATGAAGAGATATTAGAGAAGGCTAAAGGGTACATACATATATATGAAGAGACACTAGGAGATGTAATCCCCAGTTTGGAGGGGTTATGTATATACCTTGGTATAGGTAGAAACACTGCTTATGATTGGGCTAAGCAAGAAGATAGACAAGAATTTTCGAACACATTAGACCTAATTAATATAACACAGAAGCAAGTGCTCATAAATAAAGGATTGACTGGTAAATTCAACTCGGCTATATGTAAGTTAGCTCTTGGTAACCATGGATTTAGCGAGAAACAACAACAAGAGATATCAGGTCCTAATGGAGGTGCTCAAGAACATACTTGGAAAGTGGAATTTATAGATGCACCACAAGCAGATAAAGAATAATAAACAATCTTAAGCAGGAGAGTATAATGAGTATAAGAGAAAAAAATAGAATAAATAGAAATAAAGCAAATAGACTATTTGACGTGTACATGGATACTTATCCTGATATATACGTTAGCGCAGGCGAAGATGGGTCAATAGACATTAAAGGTAAATTTAGTCTATTTGCTATAAGTGATTTGGCTCTTGTATTAGGCGAGCATAAATTTGACTACTCTTCAGACTTAGCTATAGATCTTAGAAGCCAATGAGAACAGCTGAAACTATAGAAGAGCATATGGCGAACATAATAGCCCCTATACAAGCAACAGGAGAATCCCTAGGCTATAAAGGCAATAAACTCCAATGTTACATAAAGCGTGAAGTAAGAAAAGTTATAGCAGAAGTAAAGACAAATCAGGTAAAATCTACATGATTAATGTATACGCCGTAGAAGAAGCAGAAACTAAAGACTGCCCAGTAGCCAGTAAGAAATGTAATACTTCAGGCTGTATGGCTTGGATCTGGAAAGAAAACGTTAGAGACAAAGATACACTTGAAGAAGTACTTAAATACGGTTACTGTGGGCTAGTAAGAAAATAATGTTGTCCCATGATGTAATGGTTAGCATCGGAGGTTTTGATCCTCCTCGTTCGGGTTCGACTCCTGATGGGACTGCCAAAAATTAAATATTATGGAAACAGAAGAAGGTTTAGAAGCATCAAGAAAGCCGCCTACAAGCACTGAGGATACGATTGAGGCATACTTAAGAGAAGAAGTAATACAACACGGTATGCATTTGATAAAGAACCCTAAGAAGCAGAATAAACGACTAGGTAAAGATTGGTACCTTGATTTAATATACTAACCTAAGTAATTAATGGAGCTATAATGACAGTAATGAGGATGAACAAGAAGCTCGCTCCATTACTAACAAAGAAGCAACCGTTAATTATTATCATAGGGGGAAGAGGTAGCGGTAAGTCAATCGGTGTAGGTGATGCCATGTGTATGAAGATGGAGACCGAACAAGCCGATATTTACTGTTTAAGAGAATACCAAGACTCACTAGCAGACTCAGTACATAGAGTATTTAAAGGATCAATTGAGGATAGACTACACTTAACTGGATGGACTATCCTAGAGAATAAAGTAATAGCCCCTAACGGAGCACAGACTACTTACAAAGGAGCAGCTAGAAATCCAGATTCAATTCAGTCAGCACAGGGCTATAAGTATTCATGGTTTGAGGAAGCACATAGGGCTAGTGAAGTATCACTAGATAAGCTAATACCAACTATTATTAGAAACCCTGGTGCCCAATGTATCTTTACTGCTAACCCACAGTCAAGTGGTGATCCATTCTCTAAGAGATTTATTAATCCTTATCTCAAAGAATTAGAGCGTGACGGATACTATGAAGATGATATTCATGTTATCATAGTAGTTAACTGGAGAGATAATCCTTGGTGGAATGCAGAACAAGAGAGACTAAGGCAATGGGATTACGAGCATATATCCAGAGCTAAATATGATTGGATCTGGGAAGGTAAATTTAACGATACAATTGAGAACTCTATCATAAAGCCTGAATGGTTCGATGCAGCCATAGATGCACATACTAAGTTAGGGTTTACAGGACAAGGGGCTTTAATAGCCGCTCATGACCCCTCAGATACAGGTAATGACTCTAAAGGATACGCATTAAGGCATGGCTCAGTTGTATTAGATGTCCAAGATAAAGATACAGGAGATGTTAACGAAGGGTGTAATTGGGCTTTAGATTTAGCTATTAATGCTAATGCCGATTACTTTACTTGGGACTGTGATGGGCTAGGAGTAGCTTTAAAGGCACAAGTTACACAGTCATTAACTGGTAAAAAGATTGAGAGTGTAATGTTTAAAGGCTCCGAATCTCCTGATAGACCTAACGAGATATATCAACTTACAGCTAACTCAGATAGGAGTAAAGAGAAAACAAATAAGCAAACATTCAGGAATAAGAGAGCACAGTACTACATAGCATTAAGAGATAGGTTCTATAATACGTATAGAGCGGTAGTTAAAAAAGAATACGTTGATCCAGACACGATGATTAGTTTATCATCAGATATAAAGAACTTAACTGGACTAAGAGCTGAACTCTGTAGAATACCCCTTAAAGATAATGGGGCGGGTTATATACAAATAATGAGTAAACCTGACATGAAGAAACTAGGGATAGAGTCACCTAATATGGGAGACTCAGTCATGATGCTAATGATGAGTATTATACCAAAGATAAATGTTAACATAGACTTTGATAGTGAGTGGTAATGAAAGTTATATATAACCTAATATGGCAAATTTCCATTAGAATAAGCAACTGGGCTAGTGATAGAAGACTAGAATTAAATAAAGGAAGACACTAATATGATGACACCAGAACTATCTGCAATACATTCCGAGGCCCTTGAACGCTTTGAAACTGTAACTAACTCAGAGAATGACCAAAGAACAAAAGCAATAGAAGATGCAAATTTTGCGCACAGCGAAGACGGTCAGTGGGATGATGATGCTAAAGAAAAGCGTAAAAATAGACCACGTTATACTCTCAACAGAGTAGCAGGAGCACTCGATCAAGTTAATGGTGATCAGAGACAGAATAGAACACAAATCAAAGTAAGGCCCAAGTCAGGCGGAACTAAAGATATAGCTAAGATAAAGATGGGTCTTAGTAGGGATATAGAGAATCAATCAGACGCAGAGAGTATCTATGATGCAGCCTTTGATGAGACCATTACTTCTGGTTATGGTGGATGGCGTGTATTAACTCAATTTGCAGGAGACGATTCCTTTGATCAAGAAGTAGTATTAGCTCCTATTAAATCAGCAGCTTCTTCACTATACTTTGATGACTCAGCAGAGAAATATGATAAACGTGATGCATTATGGGCATTCTATATTAAAGATGTAGCAATTGATATATTCAAGCAAGAATTCCCTAATGCAACTATAACAGACTTTAGTAATCCTATGTACTACACAGGTTCTTGTAATAGTTGGTTTAGGGAGAACAAGGTAAGGATAGCTGAGTATTGGAAAGTTGAACTTGTTGATGCTGAAATAGGGTTAATGTCTGATGGTAGAGTATTAAACCTTACTGAAGAGAAAGACGTTATAGATGAATTAGCCGCACAGCTTCCACCTGTTACAGTATTAAAGAAACGTAACACAAAGATACGTAAAGTAAACAGCTACATTATGAATGGCGCTGAGATACTTGAAGGTCCAATGAAATGGGCTGGTAAGTATATACCTTTAATACCTGTTTATGGCCGTACATACAATATACAAGGTAAAGAGTATATCAGGGGTATGGTTAGGTTAGCTAAAGATCCACAAAGGATTTATAACTATGCTACTTCATCTGCTATTGAGGCATCAGCACTAGCTCCTAAAGATCCTATATGGATTACGGCTACTCAAGCGGCTGGATATGAGGATAAGTTAAAGAGTTTCAATACTACTAATTCACCTTTCATGCTTTATAATGTTGACTCTGACGCACCTGGAGCACCACAAAGAACAGGAGCACCAGCAGTACAACAAGCACTACTACAGCAACAATCACAAGCTTCAATGGACATATATTCCACTACAGGAATACAACCACCTTCACTTGGAATTAATCCTGAGATGCAAAGTGGTAAAGCCATTATAGCTCAACAGAAGATGGGCGATAGATCAACATTTGTATTTAGTGATAATTTACATAAATCTATTAAGTACACAGGGGATATACTTGAAGATCTTATGCCTAGAATATATGATACTCAGAGAGTTGTAACTATCCTTAACTTTGATGGTACTACAGAAGATACAGAGATTAATGCAGAAGCACTAAATGAGTATAATCAAGTTATAACAGATGAGGAGACTGGTAAGCCTGTAATAGTTAATGATCTAAGTGCAGGTAGGTATGAAACATATGTAGAGGCAGGCCCTGCTTACAACACACTAAGAGAAGAGTCAGCACAACAGTTAATAGACCTTACAGCTGCATCGCCTAGGTTTGAACAGGTAGCAATTGATTTAATCGCTAAGAATCTGAATATACTTGAGTCAGAAGAGTTAACAAAGCGTATTAGAGGCTTAATGATTAAAGAGGGGACAGTTACTCCTACAACGGATGAGATTAAAGAGTTAGGACTAGATGCACCTCAGCCACCTAACCCAGAACAAGAAGCTCTGTTAGAAAATATTAGAATGCAAACAGCTAAGTTAATGGCTGATACAGAGAATAAGAATGCTGATACAGATAAGAAAGATGCTGAAACTATTGAGACTAAATTATCAGCACAGAATAAAGCAGTAGATTCATACAATAAACTTATGGATGCTTACAAGACACAGGTTGAATCAGGCATAGATCTTGGTATAACCGAAGCAGTCATAGCAAAAGCTCAACAAGGAATTATAAATTTAACTCAGGAGGAATTAGTTAAAGATTCACTATAAACGATTGCCTGGTATAAGGGGTTACTTCAATCGGCCGATTGGACTAATACTAAACTACCAAAGCACTCAGCTAACTACATGCTTAATGTAGGCTTATAACATACATCTTAGGAGGATGGCGATCATGGAAACAGAAACAAATACAGGTGAAACAGTAGTAGAACCAACAATGGAACAGGTAGCAAATGGGATAACTGCAGAGGTAACTCCAGCAGTACCAGAACTAGCGCCGGAACCATTGAAGGTAGAAACTTCTGAGGGGGAATCACCAACTCCAGTTGATACAGAGCAAGATGCTATTCAAAAACGTATCAACAAAATAACAGCGGATAAGTATGCAGAGAAGCGTAGGGCAGATGCTCTACAAGCTAAGCTAGATGCACAAACAGTAGTTAAACCAGTAGAGTCTGTTGATGCGCCTAAACTTGAAGACTTCGATTATGATGATGAGGCGTTCCAATCAGCCGTTATCCAATATCAAGTCAACGAACAAGTCAATAAAGCTTTAACTTCTCAACAGGAAGCAACAACAAAGCAACAAACAGAACAAGCTAGACAAGCTGCAGTTAATGACTTCTCTATTAAAGAGGCCGAATACGTAAGTGCTCATCCAGAATACTCAGAGGAGATTACTAGCCTCCCTGCATTCCCAGAGGAAACACTTAATGCTATTTATGAACTAGGACCAAAGGTATCTCATTACTTAGCTAAACATCTGGATGTTGCTAGCGAAGTTGCAAATGCTTCCACTACTATGGCAGCTGTTAAACTAGGGCAAATTAGCATGGGGCTATCTGCCGACACAAAAACAATTAAACCAACAAAAGCACCTGAGCCAGTAGTAACTATAGCTGGTGGGGCAGCCGTAACGAAATCCCAAGAAGATATGTCTATGGATGAAATTATGGCGTTACCTTAACAATTAATGACTACATATGTAGTCGCACAGGAGAAACAAAATGGCTAATGATTTTAAAAACACTTCCCTAGTAACAAAATGGGCGGTAAAAGAGTTCCTTAACGCACTTGTAATGGGACAAAAGATAGATAGGCAGCTTGATGATTCAAGAGTATTTTCGGGCGCAAAGGTCGGTGCTTCTGCATCTATCCGTAGGCCTGTTATGTTTGAAGCGACAGCAAGCTCTACCTATAATGCACAAGCTATTGAAGAGGGTATCGTACCTGTAACTATCAACAACCGTCAGCACGTAGGTTTTGATATTACTGACGAAGATCTTTCTCTCAAGATCGAAGATGCTAATGAGCGTTATATCAAACCAGCAATGGAAGAGCTTGCACAAGTAGTTGAATCTGCTATTGCGGCTGAGTACTACCAGATACCTAACTTTGTCGGTACTCCAGGTACTACTCCTTCTACATTCCTTGATATTGGTAATGCTGGAGCAGAGCTTTCTAAACTTGGTGTACCTCAGGGTGATAGACATGCCTTCTGGGATGCTGAATCAACGTTAAGCCTTTCTAATGGCCTTAAGGGTGTATTCGTTCAAGGGGCTGCTAAAACAGCTATTGAAGAAGCTTCTTTCGGTAGGTATGGTGGGTTCGATAACTATGAGTCTAACAGCCTTAAGTCGCATACCGTTGGTATTGCTACAGGTACTCCAGTTATCCAACTCGCATCTCAAAACGTAACTTACCTAGCCTCTAAAGATACTGATACACAAACAGTAGCTACCAGTGGTTGGACAGCTAGTCAAACAGGTATCCTGCTTGCTGGTGATGTTGTTACCTTTGCAGGTGTTAACTCTGTAAATAGAAAGACTAGGGAAGACACTGGTGATCTTCAAACATTCACCGTTCTTGCTGATGCAGATTCTGCAGGTGGTACTGGTATAGCTACTCTTACTATAGCTCCGGCTATGGTAGTTGATGGCCCTTACCAAACTGTAACTGCCGCTCCTGCAGCTGGCGCTGCCATTGTCGTTAAGACCGGTGCTGGTGGAGCAACCCATAAGCAGAACCTTGCTTTCCATAGGAACGCTATAACTATCGCTTTCGTTCCTCTTGATGTTGCTGAGGAAGGTTCAGGTGTTAAGCAGAGTAGAGAGAACTACAAAGGTATATCGCTTACAGCTACTAAGTTCTTCAGTGGCTCTAGTATGACACAATCATACAGGTTCGATATTCTCTTTGATGTTATCGTTCAGAACAGAAGCTTTGCATGTAGGATCACGAAGTAAGTAATTGGGGGCTTCGGCCCCCTTTATTTAAATAAAGGAGATATAAAATGGCAGGAATGTCGGATAGAAACGGAGACGCTTACGGAGTGGCTAGTATAGTAGTAGACCTTGGAAGTGTCGCTGCGAATACCACGGAGGAAGAAACAGTAACAGTTCCAGGCTTGACTACTGATATGTACGTTATGGTTAATAAGCCTAGTCTTGATGCCGGTATCGGTATTGCTGGCGCTAGAGTTAGTGCTAAGGACACCTTGATACTTACAGTAGTTAACAGCACAGGTAGTGGAGTAGATGCAGGTTCTGAGACGTATAAACTATTCTGGTTTAAGCCTAATCAAACAGATGTAGGTGCAGTAAAAGTATAACTAACTATGGGGTCTTCGGACCCCTAATTTTAAAGGATAACTATGAGCTTAATTTGGATATATAGTAAAGATAATACACCTATTATAATTGAAGATGAAGATTTTGAGTCTTATGAGGGTGATGGGTGGTATGATAGTCCACTTAAGTTTATAAAGATATCTGACCACGGTATAGATGTTGAAGATCCTACAGCAGTCCAAAACTTTGGAGAAGCTATAGAGGGAGTAAAGAACTCTATGAATTGCTCCTTAAATATTGATGATATGGATAAATACGAACTAATAGAATTTGCAGCTGTTCATCACGGTTGTGAGTTGGACAGTTATAGAAGAGAAAATACGCTTAGAAATCAAACATATGCATTAGTGTATGGGGAATAAATTATGGCAACTGCGACACACATTATAAGTAGAGCACTAACTCGTTTAGGTATCCGTGCATCTGAAACAGCAATAGAAGCAGATGAACTACAGGATGGTCTAGATATGTTAAATGATATGCTTAGTAACTGGGAAGAGTCTGGTTATAATCTTGGATTCTCTCCAGTATCAGGTATTACAGATGAAGTAAGAATACCAAGGGGGGCTAATGCAGCAGTAATTGACTCTTTAGCTATTATGTTGGCTCCTGAATACTCTAGACCTGTATCACCTGCTTTAGCAGGGGCAGCGAAACTTAGTCTTGCTAATATGTTAAGATCTATTGTATTCATTGGTGATGTTGACTATCCAAGCACCCTTCCAAAAGGGGCTGGAAATGAATGTGCCGATTGGATTGATGATACGTTCTTTCCAGAAAAAGAGCAAAGAAATTTTTAAATTAATAGGGAGTTCAAATGGGTATAGGTGATTCTCCAAAAATAGGTTCTGATAAATACATATGGGCTGGTTTATCTACCGATAATAAGCCTGAAAGTGCGTTTGTTGGACAAAAGGCCAAAGAAACAGATACAGGTAACGTTTATGAGTGGACGGGTTCCTTCTGGCAGTTAGAAACAGCAGGTGGTGCGCAAATCACTATAGGAGCTTCTTTAACTACAGAAATAGGTGATACAGCGGACTCTGGTGATACAACTGTGGTTACAATAGCCGCAGGAGATAAGATAAGGCTCTACGGTGTATCCATATCCCCTGACGCTACCTTAACAGGTGACATTATAATAAAGATTGGTAGTATTCAAAAGACAGTTAAAATGAGGAATGCCATAGTTGGCGGCGCTCATTGGGTTGTTCCTTTATCAGGCAATTATATAGAAGGTGCTGATGGTGAAGATGTAGTTTTAAATAACAGTGTAGCTGAAGCTATCAGTTATGCTATTTATTATACAACGGTGTAATTTTGAATGAAATAATTTCAAAACGTAGATGGGATTCTAAGACTTTTGATACTGGTCGTAACGATGTGAAAGAACTCCCTATATATGGTACAAAACTACAAGAAGGCTTACATGATATAGAGTCTGACGGTTCTTTTGTTGAATGCGATACAAAGTTTCAACCTTATAGTATAGGAGTATCTACAGATAAAGTAATTAGAAATAGATGTGGTGAAGTAAGGATTTCTGATACAGGAAGTGAATCAAAAGATTTAGCTAAGATTAAAACTAAAAATAAATGTGGTATAAGTCTTAAATTAAGGGGGCATAGAACTTATGGCCCTAATTTTGACGACCTTAAATCTACTTACTATACTACTAATGATGGAGTAACTCTCAGGTATTACCCTAATCATAAAGGAATAAATATTGTACTTGAGCTTGCTAACCCCCAAATAGCTAGTAATGTTTACAGATTTACTATTAAGGAGTATGGATGCTCTTATACCTACGAAAAGATAGATGGTGGTATTAAATGTATAAGCTCCACAGGCAAAGACAATATTTATATTAGAGCTACTTACGCTAAAGATGCGGAAGACAACTATGGGCCTGTAGACATTGACTTGGATGGTATCGAAGCAGGTCATCAAGTAATTAAAAAGACTATATCACCTGTATGGCTAGGTAACGCTGTTGGGCCAGTTGAAGTAGACCCAAATATAACTATAGATGATGATACTGGAACTTTTTTTGATGCCTTAATATACAACGGTATCCCTAATAATAACTATGGGGCTTTCACACAAAATACTGTTTTGGATTATGGAGCAAGCAATAAACAGAAGGTATTGCACTGGGTTGATTTGTCATCTATTGCTACTGCAACTATAACATCTGGATATTTTGGTTTTGATATTTTCGGCGGTACTTTTCCAAAAAAGATTAACTCTCGTGAGCTACTAACAGTCTGGGGAGAGGGGAATAAAGCAGGCGCTCCTGCTACTAGTGGAGAATGTTCATGGAATCATTCAGCGTATACTACTTTATGGAATACTGCAGGATGCAACGGCGACGGTACAGATAGATCAGCAGCAGTAGATAGCTCCCTTACAGTTACTGCTCTTGGAAATGATACTCACTTTACTGTAACTGCCGATAGTTTAAACAATATGAAGAATGGAACTAATGAGGGTTATCTATTTGAGTCTGATATTATTGAACTTAATAACAATGTTATATGGCGTTCTAATGAAGGCACAGGGAATAAACCTTATTTATATGTAGAGTATATTGAAGGGGTAATTAGTGGATTTCCTTTCTTTTTCGGCGAAGGACACTATTAATTTTAAGAGGTAATTATGGCTATATTTGGCGGTGACAATGCGATTACAGTTACACCTAGTAATACAGTAGACTTAGGTGTACTAGCGAAACGATTTTATGTTGGTGGTACTGGTGCAATAAAAGTAGATACAGCAAATGGAGTTACAATAACATTTACCGCTGTACCTGTAGGTGTCTTTGATACTGGTTGTAGAATTAAAAAGGTGTACAGTACAGGTACAACAGCCACTAACATTATAGGAATTTATTAAGAGGATAATATGAATAGACCTTCAGATACATATGCAAAAGTAGTATTATCATCAGATGATAAACCAACAGGCGCATTTCCAGGCCAATTACTAATAGAGTCTAATACCGGTAATATTTATGAGTGGTCTGGTAGTCAGTGGTTAAATAAAACACCCGCTAAAGATGCTACGTTTGCCTCTTTAGGGCAGTTAGCTATGGCAATGAATAATGCTATAGATGAAACGGCGTATGATTTGAATGCAGCATCATTTAACGAAACTACAAGTGTTGCAATAGACTATATATTTGATTCAGTAGAGTTTAATTTTAGTACAGCAGAAGCTAAAACAATTACTATTACTAGTGCAGATGGGACTATCTTATGGGGTGGAGACATAGACCAAACAGCAGCTAATCAAGGTTACCTATCTACTGCTAAAAATATCTATCTCGAATTTAATAGAGGCTTCGTAGCTAGTGATAATCTTACAGTTGGTGTAACGCAGTTTGGTTCTCCTGGAACCATGGACTGTATATTAAAGACTAGAGCAGGCACCGATACCCTTTTAGGCACACCATTTGTAGGGTGGTCAAATGTAGAGGGTACTCAAAAAGGATTTAAAGAAGCAGATGGAAGACCTAGAGTTAGTACTGTTCCTTATAGACATGAAATAGCAGCTGGGAATTTAGATGGGCATGTAGTTTTACCTGGATTTGGTGAGAGAGAAAATGTAGATACACCAACAGCAGGCATAGGTATTGATGTATGGGGTGGTACTACAGATGTTATTCCTCATCCACCTGTAATTGGTGAGCAGATGACAGTAGTTAGCACAGATGCTGAGGATGGTGTAGCAGGTACAGGCGTAATAACAATAAGAATTGAATACATAGATGGGAATGGAAATGCCCAAATTGAAGATATAACAATGGATGGCACAACACCTGTTAATACGGATGCTGAAGATATAGCTTTTGTTAATCATATGTTTACTACTAGCCGAGGGTCTAATGGAGTTGCTGTAGGTGATATAGATATCTATAAATTTGGTGATGACACAACGGTGTATAATCGTATTCTATCTGGTGGAAATAAAGACTTAACAGTTGCTATAAGAGTGCCTTTAAATACTACTTACTATCTTAATGAATGGCACTGTGCTGTTACAGGGAATAAACCAACAGCAGTTAGATTAAGAAGTACAGACTGGAGTGGAGTCTTGTATAATGGGAATGATTCTATATTTATATTTAAAGATACAGCATTCATAGGTGAGGGCAACTTTGATAGAACTTTAGATCCACCAATTAAAATCCCAGGTGGTTCAACTATAAAAGTGAGTGCATGGCCAGTACAATCAGGTGGTTATATAAGTGCGAGTTTTGGAGGCTTTTACGAATGATTGAAATTATAGACGGCGTAGACCGCTCAAAGATATTTGGTAGAGTTCTCTGGAATGATATTAACATCCCAGCCGCTGCACTTGCCTTGGGGTCCGTAGCACCAGACACTATCGGTTTTTTTGGAGCAGGGGATATTAAGGGTTTAGGTTTTGATGGTAATGCCACTACTGAACGTGTGCATGGTTCAGTAGAGATTCTACATGGCTATCTTGAAGGATCAGATATAGAGTTTCATGTTCATTGGATGCCAACAACTGCTTGTGCAGGTAATGTAAAGTGGCAATTAGAATACACATGGGTAAACGTTGATGGTACTTTTGCTAATCCTACTACACAGACTATAGTGGCTTCAGCAGGAGGAACAGCCTGGCAGCATACGTACTCGGACTTTTCTTCTATAGATGGAACAGATAAAGAAATAG